GGTTCCTGTGAATGCAATTGAAGACGAATCTTTAGACCAACTTGCACCAGTTAAGGTTCCTGTGTCAGCCGTTGCTCCATCTGCCATTGAACCAAGGTATACATCTGAGAAGTTGTCATAAACTTGTGCTACTGCTGCGGCACTTGCTTTAGCGGCTATTGCTGAATTAGAAGCATCAGTTGAATAATGTAATGCTGATCTGTCTCCTGATCCTGCACCCGGTACTGCGGCATTATACGCAGTAGAAGACCAACCTTTTGCTGAACCTCCGTAAGTATCTGTTCCTGCGGTAGTTGATTGTGCATATGCTTTAGAAGCATAATCTGTTCCTGCTACTGCCGTTCCTATTGCATGTGAACCTCCACCTAAAGACCATTGTTTAGAAGTTCCTCCTGTTGCAGTAACACCTTGTGAATATTCCTTTGCAGAAAACTCAGAACCATCTGCTGTATTTGCCATTGCGCCACTACCACCAATTGCCCAATCTTTTGATGCCCCTTTAGTAGATACTCCTGTTACTCCTGTACCACCTACTGACCATGCTTTAGCAGAATGATCCCCGGTTTCACCTCTTACACCTCCACTTGTATAAGTAGCATAATCTTTAGCTGAACCACCAGTAGAAGCCTGTGTGCCTTGTGCATACTCTTTTGCACTAAATGTCGTATCTACAGCCGCACTTGTGTCCTGTGCCCATTCCTTCGCTGTTCCTCCTGTAGCCGCTGTTCCTTGTGCATACTCTTTTGCGCTAAACTCACTACTTGCAATTGCACTACCTGTGGTTGTTGCCCATTCTTTAGCTGATCCTACTGTTGGTGCATTAGCTCCTACTTCAGAAGCATAAGCCTTTGCACTAAATTCTGAGTCTGCAACTACCCCCCCTGTGTCTGTAGCCCATTCTTTAGCAGAGCCATCAGCAGGGGCAGTACCACCTTCTTCTATAGACCAAGACTTTGCTGATTTATCACCTGAACTTCCACCAGTTACATCTGCTCCTGTCTGAGATGCCCAGTTTTTAGAAGAACCTCCCGTTGATGCTGCTGATCCTTGAGCATATTCCTTTGCAGAAAAAGTTGTATCTACTGCTGCACCAGTTGTTGTAGCCCATTCCTTTGCAGAACCATCTGGAGGTGTACCAACTGCATATTGCTTGGAAGAGTAATCTGTGGATGATACCTGGGTTGCTAATACTGCCCAATCCTTTGCTGATCCTCCTGTCGCAGAAGAACCTGAAGCATACTCCTTTGCACTAAAAAGAGATGATGCCACCGCAGTAGTGTCCTTACTTGCCCAGGACTTTGCAGAACCCTCTGGAACTGTTGTCCCTTCTGCGTGTTCCTTTGCAGAATATACCCCACTCTGGGCTGCCGGAGATGTATCTGATACGTTATTTGATGCTCCATCAAAATGCCTTACTGTTGCTCCAACCCTGGTTGCATAATCCTGGGCAGTATCACGGTGATCTAAAGTGTCATCCCGGTACGTTAAAACATTTGCCTTTGTTGCCTCTACTGAAACTGATCCACCCCATACTATTACGTTGCCTGTGGCAGATGCCGGGGCTGTCGTGAAAGTTAAAGTGTCACCTGATACTGCATATAAACTCGGGGCAGTAAGAACCCCTGAGACGAATACCTGGAAATCAGTCGTGCTGGTATATGTAAAGGTGAGAGTGAATCCACGGCCTAAATCTACCGTCTGGGAACTTCCGGCTGCCGTGGCGGCAGTGTCTGCTGTGAGGTGGGTGGAATCTGCAATGCTTGCAACCTTGGTTCCCCTTGGAAAGCTGTCATGCGTGATGTGCTGCCCTATTGCCGGAGTACCTGTTGGTGAACCAGAATGGGTTATTACTGCTGCATCCTCAGACCAGCTTGCCCCTTGAAGATTGGTTGTGCCTATTCCATTTGCTACGTCAACCTGCGCTCCCTCAAGATCAATACCTGCATTTGCAATTAATGTCCACTTGGGAGGAGTGGCATCTAAATCTGTGCCGAATGCGGATTCTGAATCGTGGGCTGTGGCAGTTAAATACGTTGCCTGATTGTACGTTACTATGTCACCTGATACATAAGCAGTGCTGGCTGCCCAGGCTCCCCTTACGGTGTAACCGCTTAATCCAATTAATGCTAGTGAGTCTTGATCAAATGCATCCTTGTGAACTGCCTGATTGCTTAACTTGCCATCATCTCGTTGCAAGATTGCAAGGTTGGCATTTAGATCATCCGTGTTCTGCTTGATCTCCGTAAATTCGGTGTCAAACCTTGAACCGGGATGCTGGTCAGAAGGATTGGTGGTAGAGTAGTCATTGAAATTGGTTGTGACTACATAAGGTCTTGGCTGGGCCATTAGATAATCTCCATAAAATTTATAGACTCTTAAAAAACTACACTCTTACACTTCTACCCTAAAGTAAAAAAAAAATTTAAAAAAAATTATTCCATTTTAACCATAACAACTGTTTTTTAAGGAAAATCCGAACTTGTACGAACTTGTATTTTTATTTACAAATTCGGTTTGTGTTTTCTCCCATGTAATCAGTCCCTTGCAGAGTTGGGTGAGCGAACTTGTATTTCGGGTTACAAATTCGGATTGAAAAAAAGGTTCTATAATATCAGTAATATATAAGTATAATTGTATATATATATAGCGAACTTGTATTTATTTCTGTAGTTTAGAAAAAAATGAGAGTTTTTGTATATATAGGGTAATTTCGACAAGTTCGGATTTTCTATGACCTATGTTGTTGAAATTGTAAACTAAAAGGGCAATCCGAATTTGTATTTTTTCCTACAAGTTCGGTACAAGTTCGGACAAGTTCGACCCCTTATATAGCACCAGTTCAGTCCTATATGCAACTGAAAAATTGAAATTATAACGAATTTGTGCTGGAGTCGATAATGAATAAAGAGTCAACGAACCGGGCATGCCAGGGGGTGGGGTCGGGTTCCTTTTAAGACTCTGCCTCCCCTGCCTGGCCCTGGCCCTGGCTGACCACTACCGTTTCCCCACCTGCAACCCTCTTTCGCTCCTGCTCCCAGGTCTCTATCATGCTGCCCAGCTCCTCCGGTGTTAGCTCGGCAAGGTCTTTGTCCGTAGCTGCGGCCTTGCTCCTGGCAAAATCACCGGACAACTCAAGCACCGTTCTGCAGGCTGACACTCTCGCACTGTCCGTGCTGCTGTTGAGCATGACATCCTTGAGAACCTGGCAGGCGGTTGTCGCAAGATCCGTGCTGAAGACCTTTGCTCGCATTTGCTGGATTTTAGCAATAACTTTGCTGTTCCTAGTCAAATCATGCGCAGACTGTTTGGGCTGCAGATAACCTGCAAGCCGTGCAGCTTGTGTCGGATTATTCCCCAGGCAGACATAGTTATAAATAAATGAGTCCTGGCGATCCGACAAACTTTTTTGTTTTCCTGGCATTTTCCTTCCTTCCGTTCTGTTTGTTGGCATTCATATTGTATGTTAAAAGTCTAGCACAATTTAACATACAAGGTGTCAAAATTCGTAGTCATGATCTTGACAATGTTTTTCTGATCCAGGAGAAGCTGCCAGGAATGTATAATTTATTTTTAAATAATGTAAAAAAAGACTTGACAAGGTTGCAGGCGTTGCTGTAGCTTAGATCATGTAAAACCAATTAAGGTTTTACCAGGGGGAAACCCTGCATTTTTAATTAAATTTGAGGTGTAATATGAAACAAGCCGTCAATCAATATGACTTTGAGCAGGCATTCCGTGCCTGTGGTCGTTTTGGTGGAGATCATGACAACTTCAGCTATGAGGCATTGAAACTGCTTTTTGATTGGTTTGAGCAGTACGAAGACGATTGCGGAACTGAAGTTGAGCTTGACCCGATAGCAATTTGCTGTGATTTCACTGAGGCCACATATTCAGAGATTGTCAGCGATTATGACTGCGACAATCTTTTAATGATCCTGCAGAGAGAGCAAGACGATCCGGAAGACATTGAGCCGGAGGCAGTTGCTGAGTTCTTAACCGACCGAACGCTGTACGTTGGCAGGACTGATCCTTCAAGTTATTCCAAACTTGAGGAGCCGACCTTTGTTTTTCAATCCTTTTAAATAACTGCCCCGGCTTGTGTCGGGGCTTTTTTTTAACCTTAATTTGAGGTGATAACATGAGCAAGACAGAACAAAAATACCGGGGCAACGGTTTGGCTGACCCCTGGAAGTGTCCAGACTGTAAGGACACGGTGACAGACTTTCCTGCAATATCCAGGAGAGACAACAAAACAGAAATCTGTTCAGACTGTGGAACCAGAGAAGCCCTAGCAGATTATTTCGGGACAAAAAACTATTCCTCTTACTTTCTTTAGTCTTAACTTTGGAGCGTATCCGCAGGATACGTTCTGAAGTGCAGATTTACTGCACTACCTGGGAATTATCCCAAAACAAGACAAAGGGGTGAATATGAAAACTAAAATAATTGAGTACATTAAAATTGACCGGGCCGCAGCCGTAGAGATTAGCTGGAGAGAACATAGTATTTGTGTTCAGGGCTTTGATCCAGACTCCGGCAAGGGGTTTGATTTTGAGCTTTACAGTCATGATGACAAACTATTTAACGGTCAAGGTTATGCAATGGAGAGAGTTGCGGAAGAACTTGCAAAGCGTTATCCAGATCGGATGCGTGACGTTGCAGAAAAGTATTTCAAAATTGGGGAACTTGACGAATCTGAAGACGAGAAAATATAACCCAACCCTGCCCCCTCCGGGGGGCTTTTTTTTAACCTTAATTTGAGGTGATAACATGAAAAATACAAATCCAAACGCAAAACACCGGAACCCATTTGCACAAGCGGCCTGGGTTGAAAGTCCTTCGCATGCTTGGTTGGCTATTCCCAGAGAACTACTAAAACGGTTTGACCTGGAACAGAGCATAAGCGAATACAGCTACCAGCAAAACCACAAAGACGGCACACCGCTTGTGTTCCTGGAGGAGGATAGCGATGCACACAAAGTAATTAAGAAGATTGGCGGTAGATTATATGCTATTGCAGACGGTAACGGCTGGATTAAAACCATTCACGTTAATGACAAGTTTTTTAATTGGGCAGAAAAATATGAGGCAACATGGAACATATAAAATGGTCTGAGATGGACACAATCATAAAGCCGGACGGTAGCCTGGACAAGCCAAAAATAGGTTGGCTTACAGGGCCACAGAGAAACGCTTTAATTGAAAAGTTGCATTTGAATTGGCAGCAGGTCAAAGTACAAAATAATATCCTCCAGGGGAAAGTTAATGCATACAAGGGCGTTATTGGAAGGCATGCCCAGGTTGACTTAGATTTGTATGATATGACAGAAAAGTACAGGGCATTAGAAAAGCACTGTAAGAGTCATTGCAACGCATTAAAATGTAATAAAAGGGGTTGGATTAATAGTTAGCATAAGCCAAAGCCTTGCTTGCAGGGTTTTGGTTGGTGTTAATTTAATGGTGAATTAATGCTGCAAGTTAAACCTTAATAGTGAGGTGACAACATGAAAATCAAAGGAAAATACATTCCTAACCTTGAGGATGTAATACGCAACCCGATTTATAGGCTTGCCCAGTTAAAAACAAGGTATCAGGAAATGGTAATGGAGAGGCAAACTTTAGAAAACAAAGTAATGAGCCTTGCCAGTAAGGAATTATATCTTGAATCCAAAATCAGATATTTGGAGCAGGAGTATAATGATATGATTTGGCACTTAACTGAGCCGGATGTAATTGAAAAAAGGATATTAAAAGGGGAGGTTGCATGAGTCAGGTAAAAACATTATGTTGTCCTGAGTGTGGGTCAGAAGATATAGTTTGGCAAGCATGGACGGATGAAAATGATAAATTTATTAGTGGCGGAGCTTGGCAATCCAGTTATGCTGTTTGCAGTAATGATGCTTGCTACTATGTCAATGATGAAATTAAACCAATCCTAATATCTGTTTATAAACAAGTTGATTCTGAATATAAAAAGGAGGTTGCATGAGAACAGTTCACGTTGAGAACATGACAAGTTCAAACGGAAACAAGGTTCCTAATCAATTTATTATTAGGGTAAATAGTGAAGGAACTTTTTTTCAATCCTATGATACTATAATTGCGGCAAAGACCCCAAAAGGTATTTTGCTAGATATATGGCGATGGGATTTTTCCGTAACAACTGGAAGGTATCGCAATCAGTTTCTTGGAGAGAAACTTGCCGAGACCAGGAAGAAAATAAAGACAGGTGAATATACACTTATTGACCTGAACAGATAACCATTTGGCAGGCAGTCTCAGGCTAGGGTGTGGAGGGATATTCAGGAGTAAGGTGAAAGTACGGGGTATCGTGTAGGACTGTCTGCTTTTATGTCATTGTTTCCAAGCCCCCTTTGCCAAGGGGTCTTGGGGATGCTGACAATGGTGTTAGTATCATTTAAGTTAATTTCCATAATAGAGGTATGAAATGGGAAATAGTACATACAAGAGGGTAACAGACAACCCAAAGTTAGCCTGGTCTGAAGAACGCAAAGCCGCAGCTTCTGCACAACGCAAGAAGATGTTAGCAGACGGAACCTGGTTCAAGATGAGTAAGAAACAGAGGGGCCGAAAAATCTCAGAGGGTAAGAAGGCAGCCGCCCAGCGTAGGAATAGGTCTAATGGTCAGTTGAAGCGTCATGCCAACAAAGAATTCTTTTCTGCTTCCGAAATCAAAAAGAGGCTTAACGAAAGGAAGGCCGAAGAGCAAAAGGCAGTTATGAGTCATGCTCCCACAACCCTATCCGAGAATCTCCTGGACAAGGCAGTTATGCCGGAGGTTCTTAATGGAGTTGCAGAAGTGGCTTTAGATATTAAGGAGGAGGATGACTATATAGGAATTTCTTTTCCTGAGCCTTTTGAAACTTGGGATAGTGACCAGAAGAAGGAATTTGTAGAACAGATTGCTATGGTATCTCAAGTTTTTGACCAGGTAGAGTTGGCACTTGGACAGAGGCCATCTCTTCATTGGTTACTTAAGACTGCCATTGATGAGAAGATGAAGAACATTTATTCTCTTCTGGGTTTTGAGAAGGAGGAGGATGAGTAAGGAAAAAACCCCAGACGGCAGGATGGATATGAAGTATGTTATCTATCGTCTGGAGAAAATCCTACAATCGGAAGGCGGTGATGAAGTAAAGGTAATAAATTTAGAATTTTTTATTTCCGAGCTTTACTCAACACTTTCTGTTAGTGGTGAGAGTCACAAACAAGCTCCTGTCATATACTAACAAAACCCCTGCACCGATTAGCCTGACTTAACCGATGCAGGGAATCCAATCCCCACCATAGAGGTATATTAGTGAGGATTTTATTATCTCAGTTTTAAACAAATAGTCAAAATAAAGGAGGATTATGAAACCAAGAATAGAAACAGGTATGACAGGCCGAGAATACAAGATGGTTCGGATGGACAAGTCTATTTATGAGGCAATGAAGAAGCATTTGGACGAAAAACCCACTTATTGCTCTGCAACCAGGTTTGTAGGGGATTTAGTGGAATCCAGGCTTATTTTGGAGTCTCAGAAGGCCCGTCAGAGCAAGAAAGCCCATCCGTAGGTATCCCAGCACCCTTTCAACTGGCACGTTTCCTCATGGATGCGTGTCAGTAATAAACCAAGTCTCAATCACTCTTCCACCCCTTTCCTGTGCATTTTTCATACATACAACCAGACTTGCGGCTTGTAAGTCCTCTAAAATTTCCCTTCGCTGCCTAGAGTTCCTTAAAAATCTTGTCCTGGCAGTAAGTTCTGAAGTTGTGATCCCATCCTTTCCCGATTCCCGAATCATCCGTTCCACTTTTTTAGATACCCTTTCAAAATCATTATCAGCCAGGTTTTGTTTTATATCCATGCATGTGTTCCTGGTGAGAACTTTCATCAACTCACATCCATACTCAGCTCTTTCTGCATTGATCTCACTTTTGTTGTCTCCAATAGTATTAATAAGTGCAATCTTTTTTGCATGCTCAGCAACTCGCACCCACATTGCCCCAGTTGCACCAGTTTCAGACAACCTGGAACACTCATCCTCCAGTTTTTCAAACACCTTGAATGCATCTTCGGTATAAATAATTATCTCAGGTTTTGGTTTTGCAACATCTTCCTTTACATTCCCTCTTGCACTATTATCTATTGACATGTTCTTAAACAGTTTAGCCCTGTCACACAGTGCTTTCGGAAAATTTTGCAGGAACTTTGGCCTCTGTCTTTTGGGACGAGTTGACTCGGCATTTACTACAATGAACCTGTTCATTGATCCATCCCTGATCTTCCCGGAATTTAGGCTCCACCAGAATGTATCAGGAGTGCTGGTTCCATATATAGAACAGCATGGCTGGTCGATTTCAAACCTTTCCTGTTCTTTCAGCGAAGCCTTGTCTTGTCCAAAGTACGGCCCACCGGAGGAGGTATATATTTCCATGAATGCAGTCATTGTTTCTATTGCATGCTTTGGAGCATTGTCGGAAAAGATTGCCTGCATAAACAATCCAAACTCATCTATCAGGAACAGCGAGGAATGTCTCCAAGCCAGGACACGTTCTATGGCTGCCCTTCCAGTTACCTTCTCTGCTCCAAAGCATTTCATTTCATTCTCGGAATCAAACTTCTTAATAAAGTATCTGCAACTCTCCTTGCCACTTCCAGTTTTCCCAAGTGCTGCAATAAATAAGTTTGATCTTGTGTTTTCTTCTGTAGCACATTTTCTACCTATCATCACTCCAGTATAGGCAAGCGATGCACCCAGAGTTAATTCAGGCTGCGGATACTTTGAATTTTGCATGATAAATTCTGCAAAATCTCCAACAAATCCTGCAGGTTTTAGCAGGTCTTTGTGCAGTTCCCTGTCTGTTTCTTTTTCCTTGTAAGTTGGAGGTGCAGAAATGGTTTTATGCCGGAAAGTGTCTCCTGCCAGGAAGAAGAGTGTACCTCCATCGCCTTCTGTGATTGCACCGCCCTTAAAACCATCCCATTTCCCCCTCATCTCAGTTGCATTATATTTACTGCTGGCTGAAGACCAATCATCCCAAAGTGCGAAGCCTGCATCACCAATAAAACCCTTGAGACTCATGCCAATCTTCAGCCAAGTTCCATAATCATCCACATTTGCTACAGATTTAAGAGCCTCAGCCGCTCTTTCTATATCTGCAAGCGGATAAGTCTCAGCTTTTACTTCAGTTGCATCAAAAAAGACTTCCCCCGGGTCTTCCAGGGGAATTGGGATTGCATTGGTTTTTCTTTTTGCGGAGGGGTCGTAGGTCTGGAAGAACAGTCTGGCAACGTCCTTGCACTGGGTATCAAGTACAAGGTCGTATTTTTCCTTGAAATATTTTTCGGCAGCAAGAAACGATTCAGTGTGCTTGGTTGCATCAGGAACCACCTTAATCCATAGTTTCACCCCCTTGCCAGAGGGTGAAACAAAGGCAGCCTCCACATGCTTATCCTTAAACAGCAAGTCCCTCATCTCTTCGGCATTTTCATCCAGCTTATCAATATCGCCCTGCATGAGTCCGCTATACTCCACCAAGGTATCTGCTTTTCTGGTTTTGGTGCGGCAGGATATTGTGTATGCAGGAAGCCGTTTCTTGAAGGAATCGTACTTCTTTTTGTCACCATTTGCCAGCTCCTTTCGGCAAACGGATATTATATCCTTGTGGGTTCCGTTAATTATTTCCTGAAATACATCGTCTATTTCTTTGTAAACAGGTTTCTTTTCTTCCACTCCATAAAAGTAAGAAACTTTCATCATTTTTTATGTCAGGCAAATGCGTTTGGTTAAATGAATGGGTATATCGTAAAAATGTTCTCCTTTCGGATACCTTGTATTGGGAATAACCTCTACATAATCCTCAACAAGATGTTTTCCATCAATGAAAATGGCTTCTGAACAGTCTTTGTTGAGAACCCAAAACATAACTTTTCCTTTCTCCAAGTACTTCTTTTTTCTGTATGGAATATGAACGGACTTCCAATGCGGAGGCCACTCATTTTCCCAGGAAGATTTAATCTCCACCTCATGCCACACTTGCCGCCACGATTGTATATCCGGCCCATAATCCTCAAATACATTTGTGAAGTCTCCCCTTGAGTCAAGGTAGGAACGAATGGCGTTTTTTGCTTTAGTATCGCAGGCGAGGTATGCCTGCTTATTAAATTTCGGCATGTCTTTTCGCTGTTTGATAGAATAATAGAGTTGCCCTGTCCACAATATATAAATGCAGACAGGGCTAGTAGGACTATGCCACTGAAACAACCAGAAAGGTATATCACGATGGCATAGAATATGAGGGAGTTTATATCAGAAAGGTAAGTCATCTGTATCCGATCCATCCATAGATGCGGCAGGGGCAGCATGATATTTCTTGTACCCCTTGATGTCGTTACTGTCTTCGTAACCGTTAGAACCCTTTCTTATTTCAACCCTTGCAATAACAGGAATGTCGTGCAGTTCCCCGGAATCTGTAATCTTCTGCTTTCCGATTGCCCTGCACAATGAGGCAAGTTGTTTTTTTGATATTTCAACTGCCTGTGCATTTGGATTATCCAGGTTAAGACGGTCAAACAGCTTCCTGTTCTTACCATGACCATCAATTACCGAAAGTTGAAGGAATAGGTAATGCCCATCCCCTGCTTTGGTCTCCCTAAATTCAGAATCCTCCACTATCACAGGGTACTCACCCGGTGGAAGCACAGAAAAGTCCTCATCGACAACTTCTACGTCATCTGCATTAAATTCGAGTTTCATTTACTCTCCTTTTCAACTGTTTTTGACTGTTTAGGTTTGGCAGAATTGCCTTCAGCTCTTGCATCTGCAACGGCTGATGTGAAATCCTTCCAGTTTAGTGGAAGACTTTCCGGTAGTGCAAGCCGTGTTTTGCTTTCATAACTTGGGTTATTACCCAAGTGCAGCAGCCTACGGCCTGTGGTTGTGGGTTTGTATTTGAAATTACCAAATGCATCTCCACTCTTGGTGGTGAATATCTCTGGAGCAACATAGCCCACGACATCACACCATTCAAGAATTGTACCCCGGATATGCTTGTGCAGTTTTAGCGTAACCATATCATAGGGGTCTAGGTTAGGGTCTTCAAGTCTCACAACCTGCGAATGACTGATAAGCAGGATATGAAAACCTTTCTGGCGAATAGCTTCAAGGGCATTTAAAATTTCTTTCCAGAAATTCAAGGCATAAATGTAGCCTTTTTGCCATCCAAACTCTTCTATTGATGTGAAGTTCTTTGGGTTCAGCTTGCCGTCATCCAGAACACTCTGCCAAAGAATTTTTTCCAGCCAATCCAATGAATCAACCACTATCAATTCATTTTGTACCATATCGGCTTCCTTATATATGTAACGAAGTGCATCCATAATATCACTGGTGGGTTTGCCAACAAGATCAATTGATTTACAATCAATGTTGTCAATCCCTCCTTCTATATCCAGGAACATTCCGTCTTTCCCGAAAGTGGATTTACCACTTCCTCCGGCTCCATGTATCCCAATCCTCAAGGGTCTGGGTTTCTTGCCGGACAGTATTTTAACTTCGCTCATACTCTCCTTTCGATAATTTTGAATGTGCGAAATTCAGACACACGGCTAAACTCATCAGCCAGACCAGGATGTGCCAGTTTAAGGGCTTTCTGATCCAGCCCGGTTTTAGAACCATTAATCCATGTAGCAAGTTTTTTGCCTTCTTCATCAACCACAACTGCAGCAGTTTTCATGTGGTTCATTATGTCCTTGTCATTATCACTTATCAGAGCCTTTATCTCAGCCCTCTTCTTCCTTAAATCCCTGCCTGTTGCAACAAGGTTCAACATGAGTGGAGTTGCCTTTATCTCCTCCAGTTCCTCAGAAGCCTTTGGAAATTGCAGCATTGCCTCCTCTGCACTCATAGGCTCAGGAGGAATCTTTTTCAATATATGATTGTTCCAGAAATCCTTTTCTTTATCAATCAGTTCCTTTATCTGCTTTTCATCCCTTTCAATCTTATAAACCTGCAATTTTTGCCCCCCAATCAATACAACACACCACCAAAAATCCCAGCCTGTAACGTAGAGGTAATGATTAATCTGGTCAAGGTAATTTGGTGGAATATCTCTGGTCATTTCTGCCCCCCAATGCGAAGCATTCCATGCAGCAGTTGTCTTAATCTCAACACCCACCTTTTCTCCCACTACCTTTGCATCAATGTGAGCCTGTGCAATGGGCCACTCTCTTGAGTTCATTGTCCTGGAAGCCATCCTGATCTTGATTCCAGTTTTCTCAGTAAACAGTTTGCCCACTCCATCTTCAAACATAACTCCTGCCTGAACTGCAGGATTATCAGATAAGTCCTTCGGTTCCTTCAGTCCCAGTAGCAAATCATAAACGTCTATGCCAAACATCCAAGGGTTTGTTCCATTGATAGCACCAGCAAACGAGCCGCCTATCTTACCCTTCCTAATCTCCGGGTCTCTCTCCGGTTTAACTCTTACTGCCATCTTCCCTCCTTATAATGGTTTAACACGTTTCTTTGGATTTCTATGCACAAAGTTTGTCCTGGCATTCTCTTCTCTCAGTGCAACTACCTTCCTGCCTTCTTCCCTTCGCTTCCTCATCATCTTTGCATAGAGATGCAGTTCAGCTTTCGTTAGGCGGTGGTGACTGTCAACCAGCATATCCACATACTCTTCATTCTTCATTTTATCTCCTTAAAAATAGAGGCACAGAGACAGCGTAAGAATTACTTAACCCTGGATTGGGTGACTCGACAACCGAGCCAAAAGTAAAGTTAAGTATTCCGTATTGCTTGACCAGGCATGTTTCAGGAGAATTTTACAGGCCAATGATCCCAAACTACTGAACATTTCCTGAGAGGAAGTCTCCTCCTGACTTAATCTCTGTACCTCCAAATGCTATCACCACTTGTTCGTTAAATTCATTTTTCCAACTATAGACCACACCTTCTTTGCAGTGATAGAATGCACACAGGCATCGTCACGATCTGATTCTGAGAAGAGTGCATCCACACAGCTCTTAATCATATTATCAAGGTCAGGCTTAACCTGATGGTATCTGCCAATCATTTCCATTTTCTTCTTTTTTGACCAGCTCTTTGGCATCTGCATGTGAAACTCAATAACAAGATGGTCACTGGGAACAAAGTTCTCTTCCTTGCAGGCAAGTCTCAATTCATCCGCAAACTGGCGGTAACGCATGACTACTGGTCTCTTTTTCCAGACATCACTTCGTGTCTGTCTGGGCTTGGGTACAGGCTGTACGTCAATCCACATTAAACCCTCCGTGGCTTTGTTGACGGACAACTTCTTCCATGAACCTATTACTGTACCCAAAGCCCATTAAATCATCTATATTCCAGTTGTCAAGTAAGGGGTTTTGCATTGAAGCCCCCGGAATTTTTCCATCCATTTCTGGAGAAAGTGTTTTTATTTTTCCACCCATTAAGATATATTTTTTAATCTCCTCCTGGTGTTCAGAATTAGAAATGTTAAGTGGTTTCTCAACCTTAACGATCCTTGGTTCATTATTTTTATAAATAAAACCATGAGAACCCCACTTTTTAATGATGAGTGGAGACTTTGGTTTAGACTTATTTTTTTGCCGTAATTTATAAAGGGAGTATTTTTCCCTACACCTCCTTGTGCAACATTCATGGTTATCCTGCCTGGGGGAAAAAATCTTATCACAAAATATACATTTGCGAGTAGGTAGTTTAGGGTGGTACTTATCGTAGTGTTTCTTATCTTTTAGCCTTTTGTTCTGGCTGTAACACCAGGTACTACACCATTTTATCTTCTTTCCTGTAATCCTGTTCCCACATGGACACAATTTTCGTTTCCTCACTCTCTTCACTATATCCTTCCAATGGAATTAGATAATCCTTCACCTCTTTATTCTGGGCAACAACAAGCCGTAGAGCTGCCGCCTGGACTCTCTCTCGCAGATTATCATTAAGTAGTTTGGATACATCCGAAACGGTTGTTTCGGATGCGTTGGCAACCTGACTCAGCGTTACTCCAGAACGCCTCATTAGCTGCTTGATGGTAAGTGGCCTATTTTGCATTTACTCCTGTCTGTTAGACTTTCTAAAAAAGTTTAGAAAAACTATGAGAGTCTTATAATAAGCCCCTCTACAGGAGTGTCAAGTGTTTTTTTAATTTTATCTACTTTTTCTACCTTTTCTACCTTTTCTGATACCTCTTGCCCTCCTGAATGCCTCTGCTCCCTTTCCTTTTGGAAATACAGTATCCAGTATTACACTTGAGAACGCATGCTGTGCAGTATCGGATGCAGCCGTAACCGCAAATGCCCCTGCCGTCAGAGTTGCATAAGGGCCAAGTGCAGAGAAAGTCCGTGGATTGGTGGCTGCCGCCAGGATCAGAGGCCCGATGACAGACCGATAAAACCCTTCCAACCCCTTTTTTTCGTATGCAGTAGTATTCGGAGAATTTCTCTCTGAGATCAATGCCCTTGCCATTGCATTAACATTTTGTGCCCAGAACGATGGAGTTGCACCTATTACCAGGCGAGTAAGGTCAACATCATAACGCATGGCTCTAACTGCCTGGAGAAGTGGATCTAACGCCCCTGTAGTGCCTGTTCTGTAGAAAGCCAGCTCAAAGATTCTTTCCCACAATACACCTTCCTTTTCCCATTTATCCCATCTCTCCTTATTTGTCAGCATCTCCCTCATAACTGTCACCATTGCATGTGTGACATAGAGGCCAACTAATGATGGAGCAATTTTAGACCAGACCTGTGCCTGCTTGAGTGTACCCTTCCCATATATCTTCAGTCTTTCTCCACGGCCTTTCCCCATTATATTCATTTGCTGGTCAATACCACCTTTCCCTGTCCTCACTATACTTGCCAGACTCTCAGTTGGGCCAACGGCTTTCAAGTCCCTGTAGACAGGTTTAATGACATTTGCATGGACAGAGTAGGAGAATCCCATAATGGAATATATCATTCTCCCCCACGGCCCTTCGGCATGGCGTGGCTTGCTGGCAGGTTCAGGGTCTTGGATTGAACGGTTGACCAACCTGTTTATGGCAACAGATAGATATTTTTGCATCTCATTCATTTCTCCATAGAGATTCATTATATCTGAAGCATCTGGAAGTTTTTTACCTTCCATAACAGGAAGGAACCAGAAAGCAAATTCTTCCTCCTTACCTTTGGCGATACCATACTCAAGCAGAATATCCCTTGCCTCCTTTTTATTTTTTGATATAGCGGCAGCATTGTCTCCCACAGGATTCATAAACTGGTTTGCCTTCTCCTTAAAAAACTGGAAACCAATAGCCATGACTGACCTTCTCTGTGCCATAGTAAGTCCCTGCAAGCCTGAAATCTTGAAAAACTGGCTAACCCACTTGTTAGTTTTGGGGTCATCCACCATTAACCCTCCAAGCCTGTTCACAGCAATATCTGTCATCCCTGAAGCATCAACCACTCCCAGGATGTTTGCAAGCTGGTGACGAGCCTGAACGGTTTGCCGGACATCCTTTGAAACATATTGAAGCAGCTCCTGTAAGGTCAAGGCAAATGATTTCAAGCCATCCTTGCCTCTTCCTGTCACGACTCCTGTCACAAAAGGTTCAGCAAACGAAGTTGCTGCCGCCTCTGTGAGCATATATGTCAAGCCAACACTGTGGAAATAGTTAATATTTTTATAATAGGTACTTTTGGGTGGTGGATTCCTGCCCAGGATAGTCATAATGTCAGTCCTGGCTGCCTCAAAATCCTCGGCACTCATATACATGGCAAGTTTTTCATCCATCAACCATTCCAGGTAATCCCTGGAGTGTTCCCCCTTCTTTCCATGTCTGGTTTTAGTTGCATACCTGTCCTTTTTTCTGTGTGCCTTAATGTAATCGGGACTGAAACGCTTATTAAACTCGGTTTTCTTGATGACCGCCTGGATATATGAGGATATGGATTCAATTGCTGGCTGATAAAAGTTTGCCATATATGTATCTGCTTCCCTGCCAAACTTCCTCTGCTTGGTAAAATTACTTATAAAGGGAGATGGTTCCAATCCAAAGTTACCAGAATCGCCTTTAGGCAAATGAAGGTTACGAACCCATTCATTTGTATGTTCTACTGACCACCCATGTCCAACTTCTTTATATGCCCTCTCATGTAATCCGGCATGAAGAACAGGTAAATCTGCAATTATTTTGTTCAGTTCATTTTGAAAGTATTCAAATTTTTCTCCATCACCATCTTCCTGGGCTTTCTCGATTTTCCGTTCAAGACGTTTAATCTCCTTAGTTAATCTTGCTATTGTCTGAATGTCTCTGTTGGGTTCAGTAAATGTCTCTGCAGAACCATCTCTCTGGAATTGCATCCTTGGATGGGCAGCAATTTCTCCAATCAACTTAAACTGTTCCAGGTCTCCATCATTTAACTCTCCCACCTCCTGTATCCACAGCACTTCCTCAAACATTTTAGTGGACTGACTTCTAAAGGTTCCCTCCTCCATGTCCAACATTACCCTATCAATCATTCGTGGCAGGTAAGCGTTTGGTTCAAGGAATGATATGCCTGCCGCAGACTTACCATACTTAAAAATCCTGTTCAAGACTATCCGTAGCTCTCCTGCCAGCTTAACCACGTTTTTGTTCAGTTGAGCCAGCTCTGCTTTCTTAATCGTTGCAGGATCAGAAACCATCAGTAAACGTAATTGTTTTTGTTCATCTTCGGTAAAGTTCAAGGCATCACGTTTATCAATTACTATTTTAAAAGCAGTAAGTTCTCTTCGGATTCCTGACCTGGTTGCTTCTGTCCATGTACCTATGAAATCATCTTTACCCTTCAAGAAAAGAGTCCTTCCACCTGGATCATCTATTATCCTCCTCATAATCTCTGTAAGTGCATCACTCACAGGAACTGGGTTGCCCTCTGCATCCACCTCGCCCCGGTACTTTCTTACCTGTGCAAAAAGTTGTGCCCTCTTGGAAAAAAGTACAGGAAGGGCCATTCCATCCTCAAACTTTATCCATGCCCTCTCGGATTTAGTCTTACTCTTCCAGCGTTCAGCTAACTCCATTCTTTTATCTTCCTGAAGCTGCTGGTTCCTTGCTCCTTTTATCCTCCGGGCAGCATTTATCTTTGCTTCTTTTTTCCAGGGTCTGACATCCTCAACCCTTGTACCAAGCAACGGATGTTCCACTGACCTGGAAGGCTTTGCTATAGCGGCCTCACCCTCATAAACATCTTCCACAAGGGCTTCAAATAAATAATCAAAAGCCCGGAAGATTGCATGGCGGTCTCCATTCTTCGGATATATTTTCTCCCATCTTTCATCTATTTGGGGATTCTGAAGTTCAACGATAGGGCCAGGTGTAAATTTCTTATCCTTGTATGCCCAATCAGGCATAGTGATAAGTTCAGTACCAGGATATTCAGCCGTCTGTGCCTGCAGTTCTATCTTGTTAGCCATGTATGCCTCAAAAGCCCTAGCCAGCATTTCTGTTGGCATGATGTAGTACCCCGGCCCATCAGGGTCTCTACCCTCTTTTAAGTCTTGCTCCTTCGCCCCCCAGTAGTAATAGGTTTTTCTCAGACGTTTACTGGACATCCCATTTTCTAAATCACGAATATCTTTATTGTATCCTGCTATTACGTCCTCACTTCTTGCTTTTGCAATTTTCAGCTCCAGGGCCATAATCTTTGCGGCAACTTCTGCATCAGAGAAGAAAACGACATTCAATAAATCTGCAAAGGCAAGTTTAATTCTTTCTGTAGTGTTCTCTTCCATCCAAGGCTCAAGAGTACGATCCTCTCCGAAGAACAAAGGGTCTTTTTGTTCCTTGCCTCGCAACCTTCCACTCATACCCCTGCCTTTCCCCTGTCCCATTGTTTCTAAAATATGGAAGTCCAGGGCATGCATCCATTCATGGGCAAATGACCTGTTTCTCTCTCCTACTTTAATCAACACTTGACCTGGAGCATACAAGGCAAATGTTTCGCTGTTCCTGGTCTTCATTAGGGGTACTGTCTGGTAACTGAGAGTTTCATTTAACCCCATAATTTTTAATGGGGCACCAAGGACGGCTGCCATACCCTCAAAATTGACATAAGCATCCATCATGTTATCCAGCGTTATGTCTATTGTGCTTGTTGCTTTTTCAATCCTTATCCCAAATTTGTCATACATCATCTTGCTGAATACTTCCTCAAGTTTCCTGGGAGTATAATTTCTCAGGATTCCCACCCTTTCGTCCATCGAGAGACTTTCATCCATATTTGCAGCACTTGCCATGTCAACATAGATCAGCTCCCGGATTGACGGAGGAACCTGGCGTTTTGGGTCTATTTCTTCTGAGGCAGTTGAGAGTATCGCTTCATCGCCAAGAGACTCCGTAGCGGAGGGTTTGGATTTAAACTCTACAACCTGGGACACATTAAATATTTCTCGCAGTCTTTTGGCAGTTTTTCCTTTCTCATTAGCATCTGCCATTTTGGGGATATTAATTATTACACCATCGTACCCATGCTTTACCATTTCTGCCCTTGCTTTTTTCAGCAAGGGAACACGATCTGCATTCTCTGATGGTATGGCTTCACCAAACCATTTAACTAAATCCTCATCAGAAGTTAAAACAGCAGGCTGTTTCAATTCAACGGTTAATGGTTTAACGTCTCCAAAAACCTTCGCATCATCTTCCTTCAATGCAGAATATCTGCCTTCCCCTAAAGCAGCACCTTCCACACCCTCTGCATAAACAGCTCTCTTGCCTTCTCCACGAAAGACTTTTAACCTGGTTGGTTTTCCATGCACAAGCCCCTTCCAGACATCAGGCTCAAGCATGGCATCCAATTTGGCAGG